TGTGTATCATCTAGTGTTCCAGTGAAACCAAATCGATACTTACAATTGGGTAACTTCTCCATAATCGATGTAAGAGAGTTTGCTTTAAAGAGATGTGCCTCATCCCCTATAATCAAATCAAATTGGTCAAAATAGTCTTTTTTTTGCTTGTATATAGATTGCCAAGTAGAAATATAAACTCTTGAATTTGGGTCATTCTTGTCGACGCCAGACATAATTTTATGGCAATTTTCGAAGTTCCCATTACTATAGTCTTGGAAGTCAGAACCCATCTGAGAAACCAAAGAAGTGGTAGGAACAATAACCAAAGCCTTACCCTTAATAACTTTTAGGTAGTATTTTAATAGACTGTAGATAATATATGATTTACCACTAGCAGTCGGCGAAAGAATCAATGCTCTGTGATTACGAATAGCATGTGCGACCGCTCGTAACTGATATTCTCTTGGTTTATACTTTTCTTCTGTTATAAACTTCTCTAATTCATTTAGAGGAACATCAATTGTATCTTCTAAATCGTCGTGAAGTATAACCTCATAATCTCTTTCACTTGCGAAGTGTTTTATATGTTTAAGAAGACCAACATAGATTTGCCTTGTGTTGACATTGAATAGACGAATCTTTCCATCCCAATATCGATTACGAACAGAAGGCATAAACTTAGCTCCAGGAACTTCGAATGTAAAATAATCTGAAAGTTCTCTAGCAGTTCCTCGTTCACAATCTATCTTAAGAAATACTTCATCTTTTTTGTATACTTCTATCTTATCCACCAGTCACAAACTTATTCCAATCAATGGCAGACTTAATCTGAAACCCTCGATTGTTTAAACTCTTAATGATAGACTCTAAGTAGTCTACCTTCTCTTGTTGCATAGCAAGTTCTAAAGTAATATCTATAAACATATCATCAGACTCAATATACAACTGAACCTCATTCTTCAATAACTTCTTAAAGAATTGGTCTCTACCTAATTCCTGTAATTCTTCTTTATCTAATTCACCCAAATAGTATTCTAACAGTATTCGTTCTGTTTTCTTTTTCTTTGCGTAGATTTTCTTAAGGGCAACTCGTTCACCCATAAAAATTTTCAGATACTTATTGTGAATAGAAGGTATCTTAGCAGACTCCATACCTAATTCGGTTTCGTCTATCTTAGAATCTTTATTCCACTCAGTTACAATTTGTTCAATATTCATAGCAATATTATACCTTAAAAGTATATCAAAGTCAATATTTAAAAAAAGTTATTCAAAAATTTGACAAGTTAGTAAGAAAGCAGTATAATAGGGGTGTTCCCCTTCAAGAACTAATAGGCGCTAAGTAATGGTAAGGATATCATAACTACGGTAAGCGAAGGTTACCGACCCTGCAAGATATTGTATATCAGACTGTTTCAAATCAAATTGTAGAGAGGCAAGACTTGTAGGGTATAAGTCTTTAAAACGAATCTCTATGTTAGGTTGATATTGAGCAGTAGTAATAACTAACGAAGCATCACTATACGGTTCTGTAATAGCAGCTCTCTGAGGGAAGTTATCTGGGAAACCTAACCCTTGTATCCAATCAAATATCTCTTGATAGTTTTTCATATCTTCATCTACTTGAAACTCAAGTGTTAAATCTGAAAACTCTATCTTCTCACCTGCTCTCTTTAATTTAGCAAATGGGTTCTGAACTTCTGTTTGACCCAAAGTAACATCAGGAATAATAGCAGATGTGCAGAAGTAATTCACATGCGGTAGTCTTTGTATATTAAACTTAAAACCGACTGGTGAGAGTAGTGATTTGTTATTTGGTTCTGATGGTCTTTCTGACATACATCTATTTATAATAGTTTTAAGAATAAAAAAAGCACCCCGAAGGGTGCTCTTTTATATGTGAGTTTTACCTCGAATTACATTAGGTTAGTAACCTTAGCAATTCTGTAGTAAATGTTACCATCACCAGAACCTAGTCTAGCAGCAACACCGTTAGCGTCATTAGTAGCAAATGGATTTGCAACCATACCGTAACGAGTCTTGAAACCAATCTTAGGTTGGAAAGTGTTCTCACCTACAGCACGAACCATTTGTAATGGAACATATGGGCAATAGAATAAACCAGCGTCGAATGCTGAAGAACCCTTATAACCGATTGTGTAGTATTGGTTAGTAGCATCTGCGAAATATGGGTCAACATATACACGGATACGACCGTTTAGAACACCAGCGAAAGTATTACCAGTATCATCTACTTGTAGGTTGTTGTTCAATGCTGGAGCATAGTCTAACACACCTGCCATCTGTAGAGCAGAAGCAACATCAGAAGAAGTAATCATAATATTACCTTTACCTCTACGAGTAGCTTTAGCAATTTCGTTAGCATCTCTTTCGATTTGGAACATAAGACCTTTGAACTTCTCAACTGACCAACGACCATTAGAATCAGTATCTAAGTCGAAAGTTCCAGCAGTTGTAGTGTTCTTTTGAGCACCAGCAACAGCAGAGTAGTTAATTGTTCTAACAACTTCTCTATTGATTTCAGAAAGAATCTCAGCAGATAGAATGTTAGATAATTCAGTCTCAGCGTCTAGACCGTGAACAGCTTTAAGGTCTTGAGCAAGTTCCATTGTGTATTCTGCTTTAAGAGCACGAGTAACAGCAGTTACAGCGATTTTCTCAATTGAGAATGCCATTTGGTTGAAACCGTTGTTCGCAGTATCACCAAGTTTCTCAGCATCAGCAGTAGACATACCAGTTTCTACAGTATATCCAGAACCAGAAGCACGGTCGTTAGGATCAGTTCCAGTATGACCAGTTCCAGCAGAAGCGTTAGCTGCTTGGATTGAAGCAGTGTTACCAGAAGCAGAAGCAGAGAACGAAGTATTAGACTCGTTGAATAGTGCTTCAGTGCCAGACTGTGAATCGTATCTTGACTTCATAGCGAAGATAAGACCAGTAGGACCAGTCATTGGTTGAACACCTGCGATATCATAAGCGATAAGGTTAGGCATAGAACGACGAACCAGTGAAATAAGAACTGGGTCGAAGATATCTACAGAACCGTCACCAGCAGTTGAAGAAGATGCACCCATAGCATTTGCTGGAGCAGCCTCACCTAATAGTGTCGGAGCAAAATTACCACCTTGAGATGATTGTTCTCTGGCAGCAATCTCTTGGTTTTCTAGAAGTTGTGCAATAGTTGCTTTCTTGTGTGAATCCTTAATTGCGTCTAATTCAGGATGCTCAAGAACTGGTTGCCACTTCTTTTGAAGATTGTCTTGTGACATTTTGTTTCTCCTTGTTAAAATATATTATTTACGAATGCTTCTTGTGATAGCATCCATGTATCCGGACATTTCTGGAGCAACTTTCACTTCAGTTTCATCATCAATTTCCAGAGGTTCATCATCTAGGTCTTCAGTAATCTCTACTTTCTCTTCTTTAGGGAAGTAGTTTTCCTTCAAAGTATCAATTTTATTTTGATAAGACTCAGCATCGTCAAACTCTACACCTTCGGCAAGAGACTTTAACTTAACTGCTTGAGACTCAGTCAAATCGTCGCACGCATCTTCTAAGACTTTATTTTGCTTAGATTCAGCAATTTCTTTTTTTAGCTCGATGTTCTTTTCCATCTCAGCATTTAGATTCTCTTCTAACTCAGACATCTTTTCTGCCATCTCGTCAACTAGGTCAACTTTCTCTTCAGGAATGTCGATGTAGTTTTCAGTGAATAGTTGTCTTAGACCTTCCATAAAGTTTTCAGTGATTTCAGATTTAACACCTTTCTCAACTGCTAACTTGTTCTCAGTCATCCACTCTTCAGCAACATACTCTAGATACTCATCTAGTTTGTTAGTTAGAGATTCAATAATTTCTTCTTTTTCTGCTTCTAGTTCTGCTTCGATGTCAAGTTGAACACCTTCAACAACTTCGTTTACTTTAGAAACAACAGCAGCTTCGAAAACTGTAGTTGCTTTAGAAACGAACTCTTCAGATAATTCTTCACCCTTGAACATAGCAGCAACATCTTCAGAAACATCTACATCAGAAGCAGAGATTTTTTGAACTTCTTTAATAGAAACTTTCTCTTCTTCATCTTTTGTAAAGTCAACACCTTCAGACATCTTAGTATACATTGCCATTAGGTCATCTTTCTTCATTGCTTGTAGTTTACCTACTAGAGATGACATCAATGCTACTTTTGTCTTAGGCACTGAAGAACCCTGCTTAGGGTTGTCTTTTAAATCCGCATCGTTTGGTTTAGCACCAGGCGGTGTGTTTTCTTTGGTCTTTGGCTCAGGCACTTCAGAAGGGTCACCAAATGATGCCTTTGCTTCCTCCAACTCCATATCGTTATCAACAGTTTCGATAACTTCTTGTTCTAAATCTTTGTCAGACATTTGGAATGCTCCTATTAAAATTTTACAATATCTTTGTTTAGTAATTATTTATAAAAATAATACTTTTACTTATTTTTTAAGAGAGTTTAAGAAATTTTCAAATATTTGAAACTTTTTCGCCTCTACTTCTTTAACAGACATCTTAGAGACTTGTTCACGAACCATCTCTGCCTCTCTTGCCGTCCAAATACCATTTTCGAAAACCCATTCGGTTCCTTCCATGATACCATTAACAAACGCAGATGGAGCACTTGGGTCAGCAACGATATCACCTGCTGTAGCAAGGTAGAAATCTTTACCAACTTTTTGAACACCATTCTTGTCTGCTTGAAGAGTTCCCATACCTCTTGATGATACACCAAGTTGGGCTCCCTCATTTATTAATGACTTAACAATACCACCATAAGGTGTCTCAGTCATAATCTTTGCTTTACCTACGAAGTTATCACCATCTCTTTCTAACTTAGTAATCAAGTGAGATACTCTCTCAAGATTAATAGTTGGACCTTGTGGGTGACCTAACTCACCGTAAGCACGATTCTTATCTACATACTCTTTATTATAACGAGCAACTTCTTTTTCTAATACTTCTGCTGGGTATACACGACCATTACGGTTTTTGATGTTACCTTGCATAAAGACACCTTCGATGAAATAGTTTTTACTACCATCCTCTTTTGCCTCAGCAATGTATTGAATATCTTCGTTTACTTCTGCTAGTAGTTTCATATTAAGCTCCCGAACTTGCTACTTGAGTTCCGTAGAAAGTTGTAGCACCTCTTAGACCCTCACCAATATTCAAATCAATCTTGATACCATTTCCAGCACCAACATAGATAGTTCCGATATCAGCATCATCTGCGGTATTACGAACTGTTACTACAGCAGCAGCCGTATGTGTATTAAAAACCCAAACAGCAGTAGCATCTGTAAACTTAGTTACTGTTGTTGAGAATTGTGTAGCAGTTCCTTTAACTTTCATTACTTCTTCCCTTTCTTCTTATAAGACTCAGACTCTTCTTCCTCATCGTCATCTTCTTTCTCTTCCTCGTCATCATCTTCATCGTCATCTTCATCTTCATCTTCGATTTCAATGTTGACATCTTCTTTCTTACCTTTACAAGATTTCTCTTCTAAATCAAAAGCAAGTTTCTCTTCTTCAGAAAGTTCCTCGTCTTCTTCAGTTTCTTCTCTGATAGTTCCATTAAAGATATGGTCTTGTCCAGGAGCAGCAATGTAATCAGTCTTAGTTACATTATGCATGTTCTTGAAATCTTCCTCACCTTTAGAACGAGGTTTTAAAGTAGTTGCTTCGTCGTCAGAATCTTTTTGACCTTTAAGGTCAGCAGCAGAAAGACCAGTGCCTTCTTTTAATTCTAACTCTTCTAAAAATTGTTTAAATTTCTTCA